TTCAATATAAAATCAGATGAGTTTGCCAATCCAAATGTTTGGTTAAGAATGGTTGTTGAAAATGAATTAGAAATTAGAAAAGTTTTAGCTAAAGTAAGAGCTATTCCAATTTCAGTAAGTTATGACCTAACAATAACTTTATCAAATGAAATTGATACTTTTAAATGTAGTCAGGCCATCATGGACACTTTATGGATTTATAAATTTATGTATTTTGAGCATAACTTTATGAATATTGATGCTGTTATATTGATGCCGGACACAAATCAAATCGAGATGTCTAGAGAGAAAAATTTAACAAGTGATAACAACATCACACTAAAAGCTTCTTTTACAGTCGAAACTTATTATCCAGCATTTAGAAAAGATAGAATTAGTGCAACTGGTTATCCAAGATCATATGGTGATAACATAGACGCCGATTTAAATACTTATCCGATTGATGGTGGATTCTCAAATTTATTTAGACAACCACCATATGGAAATGGAAACGGAACCAATACTGGTCCAGGAGTTGGAGGAGGAGAAACTGTTGTAATAACCGGTGATGGAACTTGGCCAATAGGAGTTACAGGAAGTTGGTTTCCTGGAAGTAATCCTGGAGGAGATGGAGTTGCTCAAACCGTTGTTAATGGTCAATATACAAACGATCCTGATTACTTTGCGGTATCACCAAAGAGAACAAGATGGTTTAATAACATACTGAAAGCCAGAGAAAAATCATCAACTGGTATTAATAATCCAAACGCGGGAAATCCAAATCCATCAAATAACGGAAACCCAAATAATTAAAAACAAAAATGGTAAAAAATCACTTTTTAGCCTTAATATATAGTTTAAATAAAAAAAAATATTTTAAAATATGAAGAATCTTAAACTCGAATTGTTTAACTTCAAAAAAGATCTTTCCCTTGATCAAGAAGAGATCTCTGTAATCATAGAAGGACACATGAATGCTTGTAATCAGCACTCTGAAAAGACTATAATCAAATCATTAAATGAGAGATTAAAGCCTTTTACCTATGATAAAGAAGTAAAGAAGTTAATTGAAAGCCTTAATGATGATATGAGCAACTATGAGCTTTTATATGAATTGAAAAATTTATATAATGTATTAAACTCACAAAATCAAGGTGAATTATACAGACAACCAATTAATGTTGTTTTACAAACAATCAACTTGGACTCAGATCAAGACAGAATGGCTAAGATTCTTAATGAATTGGCTATTTATGATTGGGTACCAGAAGTTAAATTATTTGTACACAACTTAACATCATCACCAGAAAAAAGAACTAATCTTTTAAGTGGTGGAAAAGGTGAACCAATTTTTACTATCGTTGAACAAGTTGAAGATGGTCATATTGCTCTTATTAAAGATTCTTGGTTTTTATTAACAGAAAATTCAATTGAAAAAACATTATTAGAAAACAACATTAAAGATGAAGAAGCATTAAGAACTCTTAGAACTTTAGAAACAGCTATGAAGTACGCTACTATTTCTGAAGACAGAGTTAACTTTAGAATTTCTGAATACTTAACATTAGGTTTAGCAGTTAATAACAAAGGTGGTATTTATATCAATGATGATGAGATGAACGAAGAAACTACATTAGAAAGTTTATTCTCTTCTCCTATCGTTCCTATCGTTAACAAAAACTTTTATCCAGTTTTATTAGAAGTATCTAAAAACTTAGATAAATTTGTTGAGTTAGATGTTGTTAAAAGAGTACAAAACTTAATTAACCCTTATTTAGAGTGTTTCGCATTCAACTATAAAAACAGCACATTCTTATACAGATGTGATGAAAGATATGGTAACTCATTCTTCAAATACGAATCAGCTATTGAATTAGTAAATGAAGTAAGAAATGAACTTAACTACGATTTAACTTATTTTTATGAAAATAAATTAGGTAAAGAAATAGTTGTTAAAAGAAAACTTGAAGATAAAGAAAGAGAAATCACTCTTAAATTAGAAGATGTTAGTTTTAACATTGAGAAAGTTAAAGGTTCTATTCAAATGATTGGTGAATCAGAAGTATTATCAACAGCTCTTAAAAACTTAGAGAAAAGAAAAACTAATCTTGACGGTGAATTACTAGCAGTTAAAGAACTTCAATACAAAGAAAGAATTAAACTTTAATTTTTAATTAGATATTAAAAAATCCTCAAAGAAATTTGAGGATTTTTTATTTTAAAACTTTTTTAATTAATTAATATATAACATGAAAGCATTCCAAAAAAGAGTTAAGTCTCTTACAAAAAATAAATGCTAAATTAATGTATTTAAATAACAAAGACCTTTATGTTGAAGTAATAGTATCTAAAGCACAAGGAAAACTAACAAGAAACGCAGAAAAAATGTTAGAACTACTGGCTAAAAAGACGATAAAAAAAATGAGATATTGGTCTAACGATGATAAGTTAGATTGTTACCAATCAGGATTATTAGATATGTTCCAAAACTGGTATAATTTTAACGAAGATAAATCTGTTAACGCCTTCGCATACTTTACAGAAGTATTTAAGAGAGGAATAGCGAAAGGATATAACGAACTTTACAAGAAAAAAGGAGACAACGACCACTTAATTAAATTAATTTCAATTGAAGGATCAAATGACGGAATGGGACTCCACTCACTCTAATATCAATCTTAAAACATTTGATATAGTTATGACTCCAGCATTTGGTGGCGCTAGTATACCAATATTCTCATCAAGACAGAAAAGGCGAAAAGAAAAAATTAAAAACATCTTTAAAATAAAAAAACCACTCATTTGAGTGGTTTTTATTTTTTCATTAATATTTATAACTCAGATTCAACTTCAGAATAAACAGTTTCTAACATCATAAGTGATACTTGATAAGGATCACAGTTAGAAGCTGGTCTTCTATCTTCAAAATATCCTTTACCTTCTATAATAGCCTGAGCTGGTATTCTAATAGAAGTATCTCTTGTACTATACCCAAAAGAAAAATCGTGAATACTTGATGTTTCGTGTTCACCAGTCATTCTTAAATTATTATCAAGACCATAAACAGAAATATGTTCGTTGTGTTTTTCTTGTAACTTAACCATAGTTTCTTCAATAAGTTTAAGACCGCCTTCTTCCCTCATTTCTTTAGTTGAGAAGTTAACGTGGCAACCAGAACCATTCCAATCACCTTTTAATGGTTTAGGGTGCAAAGAAACATTAACATTGTATTTCTCAGCAACTCTTTGTAGTAGATATCTTGAAATCCACAATTGGTCAGCTCCATTTAACGATTTAACTGGACCGATTTGATATTCCCACTGACCCAACATTACTTCAGCATTGATACCTGATATATCCAATCCAATTTCAATACACATATTCATATGTTCTTCAACGATATCTCTACCAGTAACAGTATCAGCTCCGATTCCACAATAATAATCTCCTTGAGGTCTTGGTGATTTTCCACTTTGTTCAAATACTTCAGGTGTGAATCCTAAAGGTAATCCGATTCCATCTCCAAATGGTCTTAATGGTTTATGAGTTAAAGTATATTCTTGTTCCCATCCAAACCAAGGTAACTCAGATTTATCTAAGTTTTCATCGATTCCTAATTCATTTATTTTTTGTAAAAGATTTCTTCTATGATTACTTTCGTGTACAGAACCATCTGGATTAAGGACTTCACAAAAAACTAATCTATCATTCAATCCTCTAAAAGGATCTCTTGTTACAAAAACTGGTTTTAATAAACAATCTGTATTTTTTCCCTTTCCAGATTTAGCTTGCTTGGTTGAACTTCCATCGAAAGACCAAACAGGATAATCTTCAGGAGACATAGTGTCTACATTTTGAATTTTTGTTTTACTTCTTAATTGTTGTGGTTGTGACCCATCGAGCCAAATATACTCTAATTTCATCATAATAGTTTTTTTTTATTTTATGTCATTTATCAAACTTTGTTTATTATCAATCATATATTTAGTAAATTTTTTAATATGAATAAAGCTATTTTACAAATTTGGGAAGAATCAAGTATCGAAAACAACATTTTACCAATTGGCGGAACATTACACATAGATACCAATGAAAGAAATGAGTATGTTAATAAAATGTACACAGGGAGAGACTTAAATCAAATACCAGATAACTATGAAAGAATATCAGGTAGTGAAGTAGAGGTTTTAATAAACGATTCTATATTCAATATACTTTTAGAGAAAAAGACTGTTAGATTAGAGGAATATGAACTAAATAACTTAGTTAATTTGAGAGAAATTATAACAGAAAATGATTAATATAATAATATACACTCTATCAATACTTTTCATATGGAGTAATATTTACTATGTACTAAATTATGAAAGATTAGATAAAAGATTTTCTGAAAGAGATAGAAATTCAAAAGTAGACTTGGTTTATTATGTAACAAAAGTTCTTTTTTGGATATGGTTAATAGTTGGTTTGTTAACTCCTATGAAATATATATTCATGTTAATGATTGGAATAGGTATAATTAGAGTTCCAATGTATCATATAAGTAAAAAATTAACTTCTATTTGGTATAGATTAACTCCTCCTTTTTATGTAATATTAATGATTCAAATTTTAATAGAAATATTTAGACATTAAACTTGTTTAGATGTTGTTCGGTTATAATTATAAACTCATATCCCTTTTTATTACACCAGTTAATCATAGTTTCCCATTTGTTCTTATTCTTATAAGCCATTTTTAAGTCATACTCAAAACTTTTTAGTTTTTTAGCTCCTTTTTCAGGAACACTTAACTTACCTTCATTAAGAGCAATAACCATATTATACTCTTTCATCGGTTTAACCTCAACAACTATTTGTTTTAAAGTACCATCACTCAATCTCATTTCATAATAAAAGTCAGGATAATAACAATGTTCTTTTATTTTTGAGTCACCATTATTGAAATGTGTCATTTGATAAGGAATTCTTAAACACTCAGCTCCCCATTTTGTAATTGTGGTATTATAATCTAACCAGTGCATTATTTTCTTTTCCCAAGAACTTCTAAAATAAACACCTCCTTGTGTATTTAATTTTATAACCTTATCTTTATTCTTAGGAATGTAATTTCCTTGGTTATAGTTTTTATTGTTAGGTTTAGAATTTAACATAGAGTTTTTTATTTTTTTTATATATAAATAAAAGTCAAATCTATGGGAGAATTAATCGAAAGAGTTAAACTAAATCTTTTAGTATATGGTAATGGAATTGTAGAAAATTTTCAAAATAACTCGTTATATTTTTATGAAAAATATCAAAAATCTGATAATGAGGTAAAAAATACAAAGGTATCAAGTATTTATCCAGGTGGTTTTTATTTCTTCCACTATAAAGATGACTCAAATTGGATGAAATGGTCGCCTGTATTTATAGCTAGTTATAAAAAGTTTTCTAATCAGATAGTATTCTTTGCTGTTAATTTTAATTTCATACCTTTAGAAGTGAGAGCAATGATATTTGATAAGTTTATAAAAGAAGATGATTTTACAAAAGATAAACTTTTAAAAGTAACATATGAAGGAATGTATGATGAATTAAAAAAATTAGGATTTGAATATGCGTTAATGGAATTTAACTCTATTCAAATAGTAGCTGCTCATAAAATAACATTAGATTTGATACCAAGATTTCTTTATTCACAACACCCTAAAAATGTATATGATCCTAAAAAGTTAATACAAATATGGCAAGCTAAAATAGAAACTAAAGATCAAAGACATAAAGAGTTGATGATGTCTTCGATAGATGAGTTTTATGATATTAATAAAGAAATATCAGAAAAGTATAGTGTTCTTAGTGACCACGTTAAAAGAATTAAGAAAAGCTTTACAAAATATGGTAAATAATAAATAATATATACACTATGAAAAATATTAAAAAGTTTAATGAATCTTGGTTTTCTAAAAAAAGTAAACCTGAAGAAATATCAGATATAACGCCTAGAGGTGTTTTAAGAACTTCTATGCCATCTCAAAGAAACACATCATCTGGATTATCAGAAGAAGAGTTAGAAGAGTTGAGAAAATCTAAAAAGTCTGAAATTACAAATAGAGTAGATCCATACTTTATACAAGAAATATCCGATAGACTTTATGGTCCAGATTCTGAAGAATATATTCAAGCTATAAAAGACTTAAACTCTCAGTTTAGACCAAGAGAAGGAAGAGCCGGAAATCAACTATATGATCCATCAATAACCGATGAATTCAGAAGAAGAGAAGATGAAGTAAACAGAATTATAAAAGGCGAGTAATCGTCTTTTTTTATTTTCACCAAAAAAGGAATAAGTGAAAATTAATATATATTCTAAAATTTTATAAATTCCTAAATGGCGTATAATAATTTCAATGATGCAGGAAATTCAGCAAATTTTACCAATGTAAATTCAGCTATAGAGAATAAAGGTCTATTTAGTCGTATTCTAAGAAACCTATCTAATTACGGAATGAACTATGATGATATGATCATCAGAAACCAAGTTGGTATTGGTATTAATGAAGATCCATACGCTGCTAGAGGAAACTCAATGTATGATTTTTTCTCTCAAAGAGCTGTTGCGTCAGTATTAAATAGAAAATCTATCCCTTACTTAGATAAAGCTTATGCTGATAAAAGAAGAATCCTAAGAGAGTATTCTATCAAAGATGAGATTAGAGACTTCGTATCAACAATAACTGATGAGACAATCGTTTACAACGATGAAAAAGACTTTTGTTCACCTAGAGCTTTATCAAATGATTACTCACAAGAGATTAAAGATAAGTATCAAGAATATTTTGAGAAGATTTATAATAAATTTGGATTCTCTGATAACATCACAGCATGGTCTATGATGAGAGACTTTATGATTGATGGATATTTAGCAATTGAGATTATCTACGATGATAAAAAGAAAAACATTATTGGATTCAACAGATTAAGACCAGAGACTTTAGTTCCGGCATACGAACCAAATATTGGACACTTATGGATTCAGTTTCCAGAAGATCCTCAATTAAGAAGAATCTTCTTAGACTCTCAAATAATTTATATCTCATACTCAACACAGAATGATTATTCAGAAACTTCTTATGTTGAAGGTTTAATTAAACCATACAACCAATTAAAAATTCTTGAACAAACAAGAATTATGTTTAACATTATAAATGCAACTGTTTACCAAAAGTTTACTATTCCAATTAAAGGTTTATCAAGACAAAGAGCAGAAGAACAAATCGGACAATTAATACATGATTATTCAGAAGAGGTAGAATGGGATGAGTCTTTAGGTACTTTACAAATTAACGGAGCTAAACACTTACCTTATAACAAACAAATTTGGTTTCCTGAGGGAGATGCTGGTACACCTAACATGGAATTAGTATCACCACAAGGACACGACTTAAATGATGAAACTATGTTATCTTGGTTTTACAAAGCACTTAAAAGAGCTTCTAAAATTCCAATGTCAAGATTTGAAAGTGAAAATGGTGGTGGTAATTTAATTACAGATGCTGCTGAGATGACAAGAGATGAGATTAAGTTTCATAACTTTATTAGTCGTTTAAGAGCTAATTTCAAAGAGATTATTGTAAAGCCATTAAGACTACAGATGTTGATTGAGTTTCCTGAGTTAAAGGATGATGAAGTAATGATGAATCAAATGGACGTTCAGTTTTATACTAATCAAGTATTTGAAGAATGGAAAAAGATAAACAACTTAGCTAAGAAATCTGAAATCGTTGGAACTTT